TCAAGTATTAACAACTGATGGCTTAGGCAACTTATCATTTGCCGCCGGCGCAGGTGGTGGCTCTACTACTGTCAAAATATACGCCATGGGCTTGATTTTGGGTGCTTAAACAGACTCAATATCAGCCCAAAGTTGATTTTTGATAAATATAATAAACATTGATGCGGTGTAAAATAGATCATTTAGCAGAACGCATTGGTACGAACCGTGACACAGCCTGGCTGTGTCAACTAGCAGTTGGGATTAATGCTACCCCAGTTGATTTGGCATATATAATATAGATGCTAAACAATGCTCAGTGGTAGTAATGGGAATTTAGAACAATTACAATTTTTTGGAAAATAATATATGTCAGCACCAAATATTTTTACAGTCACCTCGTGTATCGCTAAAACAGTAGTACAGTTGGCTACAACTTCACCTGTGGTATTTCTCCAAAATGCTGCAAGTTCAAACTCACTATACAAGATCAATACTATTATAGTCAGTAACAAAGCAGTGTCACCAGCCGACGTAACCGTAAATTTAGTGAGAAGTGCAGTATCATATCCACTCGCGTACACCGTTACAGTGGCAGATAAATCAACACTGGTACTACTGGGCAAAGACACTGCGCTCTACTTAGAAGAAGCAGACAGTTTAAACATTACCAGTTCAGCCTCCACAGCATTGACTGTGATATGTTCATATGAGGAAGTAAGCTAATGGCGCGCGGCAGAGGCAACGGCGGAGTTATAGGTAACAAAACACAAACCAATACACGCACCGCCGGTGGCGTCAGATTATTGGGTGATAGCACTCTAACTCACAGTGAAGGAGCGCCGTTAGCATCACGCCGCAATCTGATGGAAGAAGTATCTCCTGATAATGGCAATTTTGATCCATATTATGACAAAGTTCCAGTACATTTTGGTGACGCTCTATATGATGATGACATCATGCGTGACCGAAGCCAGTATGGCTGGGACAAATACTACAGTCAGGATGCATATGCTAGAGTACCGCAGTTAGCCCAATTTGGGCCCAGGTATCAAGATTGGTGTACACACTTTCATGAAAGTAACTATTATACTGTTACCAGTTACTCACAATTAGTATTGGCCACCAGTAACTTTACCATTGAATTTTGGGTTCAATTGTGCCGCAATGATGCCACAGAGCATCATATCATGGGCAAGGGTGGCAATGCAGGCAGAACAGCAGGCACTGGTTGGTCGGTGTATGTTTCTACTGACAGAAAGATTGGATTCTTTGATGCTGTTGGCAATTCATCTACACAATCAGCCACAGCATTAGTATTAGACACTTGGTATCACGTGGCAATTGTTCGTTCCGGTACCGGATCTAATTTACTCAAGATATACCGCGATGGTGTACTTGATGCCACTGGCACCAGTTCAGGCAACTTTGCAGACACTAGCAACTTTTACATTGGATGTGATAGAGTAGCAACAGGCTCCACCTGGTTTGGCGGCAATTTATCTGACTTAAAGATTTCAAATTCTGCACAATATGCTACTGCGTTTGCTAAACCCACCGCCCCATTGACCAGTACTGGCGCCGTGTTCTTTCATTCAATGCAGACTCCTCATCATGACGATATACCAACCAATACAGTGTTGGGCTACACTGTAACCCAATCAGATCGAAGTAGTCTTAGACTACTGGACGGTCCTCTTATAAACCACGCACTTAGACCATATCAGCATGGTTCTAACAGTGTCTATTCATGGGACACACAGGCTTATTTAAAATGCTACGATGCTAGTCCCACCAGTACTGCACTAAGATTGGGCACTGGCGCATTTACCATTGAGGCATGGGTGCATACAACTAATGCTGACGGCAATCGGCAAACAGGAATATTAGGCAAGGGCACTGGAAACACAGGCGCGGGTGGAACTGGCTGGTCCCTTTATACAAACACCAGTGGATATCTAGAATTTGCAGACACCGGATCCACTTTAACTGCATCCACAAATAGAATAGGCTGGTGTGGATGGTATCATGTGGCAGCAGTTCGTGAAGGCACTGGCACCAATCAGTTTAAGATGTATGTTAATGGAATTCTTTCCTATACTGGCACTGTCGCCACAGACTTCAATCAAACCACTCACATGACAGTATTTGGCAGCCGCAACAGCCAATATATATTGCGCGGATACATATGTGGATTAAGGTTGTCAAATACAGCCAGGTACACTGCTACATTCAATCCCATGACTTCTGCTTTTATGGATACTGCCATGACCTCTGATAACAACACGTTATTCTTGACTGGCACCAGTGGCACCAAGCACCCCATAACCAATTCTACTCAGTGGAAAGACTACGGTTCACTCAGAATGATAGTGTACCGCATGGGCAATGAAGTACGCTACGGCGAGCATAATATAACCACTGCTCGGCATGGTTCAAGTGTCACTATAAATAATGGCGGATCGCAACACAAAGTGTTAGTCACCACAACCAATTCAAGTTTTGATTTTGGCACGGGCGATTTTTCTATAGAATTTTGGTTTATGGAACGATATGGGTTCGATGCCCAGAACACCAGCCACACTCTGTTTGACACCAGAGTGTTTTGGAATGATGCGGGAATCTCACTGAGAATAAATGGCTGGAGACAGTTGGATTTGGTCACTGGCAATCAAGTGATTATGACTGATCCAAGCACAATGATTCTTGCCCAAATTTGGTACCACATTTGCGTTCAACGAGCCAATGGCAATATGGCAATATATATTAATGGTACTAAAGCAGTAGAAACCAGATACACGGGCACTATTTCAGCCCCTGCCAACAAACTGTTTATAATGAATGGATCATATCCAAATTTATCATACAGCAGTGCCCCAACTGGACGTTTTTGTGATTTTAGAGTAGTAAAGGGCACTGGCGCATATACGATTGGCACCGGCGCAGACACAGGAAATCCTACTAGAATACCAGTGCCCACTAGACAATTGACTGCAATTACAAATACAGTGTTATTAACCGGATCTGGGCCATTGGTCAAGGACTATTCTGCTGCACTTAACAAAGTAGAAATAGGTGGCAGGAACGAGGTAAATTTCACGAGTTCTTGGGATATGTATTGGGCATCTAACCAAACTCCATACAAAGGTGTAGATTTTGATATCACCACATGCATGTTCGGTGATAGCAATGATAGCAATGGCTATTACGCCAGACAGGCAGGATACGCTTCAGGTAATACTCAGTCAGGTCTTGCATTCATCACGCATATGGCAACACCATGGACGATTGAGCTTTGGATTTACGGTCAGCAGATGAGTCCACCAACTGGTGGAGGTCAGAGTGATGTACTGTTCACCGCCAACGGCACTACACTTGAGGGTTGGAGGTTTTACACTAACTATAACGGTACTGCAAACAGCTGGGCTGATTTAACTTTCTTCATGTACACTGCGCACAATAACGGATCAACCTACATATCCACTACGGGTGGACTTGGTGCCAACGGATTCGTGCCTCACAGTTGGAATCACGTTGCAGTGGTATTTGATCCCACTAAAGGATCTGCTGTTGCAATGTTTATAAATGGCGGCAGAGCAGCCACTCGTGCCGCGTTTACTGCTGGACAAAAAATATGGAATTCATACGACTTGCAAAGAGGCTTTGGTGTTGGTGGGGTAAGAATTAGTAAAACAGCCCGATACGACAATGATTCACTTACATATACTGTGCCAACAGGTGTCTATACAGTAGATGCCAACACTGCGTTTCAGTCTAATCTAGATGGCCCATTTATTAATATACCCAATCATGCGGTTACTCATATATATGGAGCAACTCCCAACTACGCCGTTAAGAAATTTGGCAAAGCTAGTATGCATTTTTCAAATAAAGAAGGTGGAAATCTTATTGATAGGATGAATCTTGGCGGCAGCAGTTGGAACACACGCCCAATGGACATATATTACAATGATATGACCATTGAATTGTGGGCTAATTGGTGGGACGCTGCAGCCGGTGGCAAAGCACCTACTGCAACATATGGCAATTGCCTGATGCACTACGCGGGATCACTGATGATAGGTATAAATTCCGCCGGACAATGGATTTTTAGACGACAGGGTGGTGGTGGAACCAGCCCTACTATATACTGGGCTATAACCTCACCCGTGTATGCTGCTACAGTAACTAATAACGCCTGGGATTTTGTAGCATTTGTTCGCAGGGGCGGAAACTATTATTTTTACATTAATGGAGTTGAATATCCTGGAACCAATTATGGTAGTAATTTTGGTACATACGCATCAAATGGTCCTACTACCAATATAAATGATGCGCCCACAGGTAACTCACTGCATTTGGGATGTGATACAAATGTGGCAGGAGAGACTTCATGGTCGGGTAATGTACAAGATTTCAGAGTTACGCATATAGCTAGGTATGAAACTGTAGTAATTAATAATGTGCCCACAATGTGTCATAGGGGTACAAGAACGCCGGCGTTGCCCACTGCTCTATTTCCAACTAAATAATTATGATTATATATAACTTTCCAACTAGTCCCACTGACAACCAGACTCATACTTATAACGGTAGAGTCTACACTTTTAGCCAAGCTGATCTGGCTTGGTATTCGCCTACAGTAAGCAATGACACAGATCCTGCATTGATATCAGCGGAAGCAATAGGCGGTGGCGTTCGTGTGGTATTCAATGTACAAGAACTTGCGGTTGATATGCAGTGGGCTCAAGTACGCCACATACGTGACATCAAGATCAATGAAATAGAATGGCGTTACAATCGCTATGCCAGACTGGCCAGACTGAACTTGACTCAGATTGATTCTATCACAGATTTGGACAGTTATGTTCAGGCTCTGGCTGACATCACCTTACAATCCAGTCCCACTGATGTTTCTTGGCCCACAATGCCATAATTGTATTTTATGGGCTGATGTTCTATCAAGATAAGTAGTTATCTAATGAATCCATTTCAACTGCCCTATGAAACCAGATTGTCTAGTTGGCATGCGTTAAAAGCTGAAGTGGCACCAGCTGAACTGCAGGTCAAGTGCCAGTCCATTGACAATTGGTGGCAAAGGGCACCACTAGTTGCCCATTATCTACACACTCACGATATCCAAAGTTGGCCCGGACCCTGGGAACTTTTGGTAGAAAACACCTACTGTGAGGTTGCAAGAGCACTGGGAATGTGTTATACTCTGTACATGACTGGCACACAGGACTTTGAATTGGTAGAAGCCACAGACAACATGGGAAATGATGTGGTATTAGTCCTTGTGGACCGCGCAAAATATATACTTAATTATTGGCCCGACACAGTGTTAAATAACTGTCTACAAGACTTTAGTATCAAAAAACAAATAGACCTAGCTGTACTAGTACAAAAATTATAATACGGAAGATCAATGAACATAAACGTAATTAAGCGCGATGGGGAAGTCGTTCCTCTAGACATCAACAAGATTCAACGACAGGTAGCATTTGGCTGCAAGGGCATAGATAACGTCAGTCCCAGCATGATTGAAATCAAAGCCCAAATTCAATTACACGATAAGATCAGCACAGAAACAATCGACGAACTATTGCTCAAGGCCATGGTTGATTTGATTGATGAGAGCGAAAACCCAGATATCAACAATGTAAACTATCAATATGTAGCAGGCAGACAAAAAGTCAGCATGTTGCGTAAAGAAGTATATGGCGTGTATGAACCGCCCAAACTGTATGATATCGTTAAGAAGAATGTGGATGAGGGCATGTATACCACTGACTTGCTCGACTGGTACACTGAAGATGAATGGAATATCATTGACCTGTTTATTGACCATGGCAAGGATGAACAATACTCCTACGCGGCTATCGCACAATTATGCGAAAAGTACCTAGTACAGAACCGTGCCACTGGTCAAATTTTTGAGACTCCACAGGTCAGATATGCTATCGCAGCAGCTACTGCGTTTCATAATGAAGATAAAGACAAGAGGTTAAAGTATGTTAAAGAATATTATGAATGCGCTAGTGATGGTCAGTTTACTTTGGCTACCCCTGTACTTGCAGGCTTGGGTACTACTACTAAGCAGTTTAGTTCTTGTGTTCTTATTACTAGCGATGATACTCTTGACAGCATTTTCGCCGCTGGAGAAATGATGGCCAAATATGCCAGCAAACGTGCTGGCATTGGCTTGGAGATTGGCAGAATCAGACCAGTTGGCGCACCTATCAGAAACGGTGAGATCAAGCACACTGGTATGATTCCTTTCCTAAAAAAATGGTTCGGCGACTTACGCAGTTGCAGCCAGGGCGGAGTCAGAAATGCCAGTTGCACAGTCACTTTCCCCATATGGCATTATCAGTTTGAAGATTTAATCGTATTAAAGAACAATCAGGGCACTGAAGAAACACGTGTAAGACAAATGGATTACTCAGTGGTGGTGAGCAAGATGTTCTGGAACAGATACAAGAACAACGAGAACATCACACTGTTTGATCCCAACGATGTACCTGATTTGTATGAAGCATTCTACAGAGATACAGCAGACTTTGAACGCCTGTACACCATGTACGAAACTAAAAAGGGCATCAAACGTAAGGTGTTGCCAGCAGTTGAGGTATTTAAAAATGGTATCTTAAAAGAGCGAACTGACACTGGCAGAATCTATTTGGTCAACATTGATAATGTTATCAATCAAGGTCCATTTGATACCAAAGTAAATCCAATTTATCAATCCAACCTCTGCCAAGAGATACTGTTGCCCACTGTGCCATTTCAACGATTGGAGCCCAAGAAAAAACTCATTAGAATTAAAAAAACCAATGTTGATGAGTTTATGAAAACAAAGTCTACTGATATTTTTAAAATTAGAAAAATTAAGTAGTTAAATGTGCCTAAAGTACAGAGCAATGATAAATAACTGTATAAGGGGCAGATATGAACTACTCAGGTTTTATATATGAATGGACAAATAAAATAGATGGTATAAAGTATTTGGGATCACATAAAGGTACTATAGACGATGGATATACCGGTAGCGGAAAACGGTTCGGAAATGCAATAAAAAAATACGGTATTGAAAATTTTGAAAGAATAATAGTAGAATACGTTGAAAAAGAGGAAGATATCTTATTAAGAGAACAATTTTATTTGGACACATATAAGTGTGCTAAAAGTTCATTGTATTATAATATCGCTCCTAACGCCGGCGGTGGTGACTGCGGTAATGGACCTAAAATATCTGCTACTAAGAAAAAAAGATTTGCTTCTGGAGATGTAGTCGTGCATAATAAAGGCAAGCCGATGAAGGATGAACAAAAACTTAAATTAGCAGATGAATGGGAAGTTATCACGCCTACTAACGAAGTTTTAACTATAACTAATATGCTTGAATTTTGTCGTCAACATAAACTAAACGCCAGTGCTATGAGTGCTGTTGCTCGTGGCAGAAAGAGTATGCATAAAGGTTATAAATGTAAAAAATTAACCAACAAACGTGATGTAGTATATGAACCTGCCGAATACGTTTTTATGACTAAAGAAGAAAGAAGCCAGCAACTAAAAGAGATAGCTACTAAAGGTGGCAATCATCACGAAGCGGTGGCAATTGAATATGAAGGTGTTATATACAGCAGCATTGCGGAAGCAAAAGAAGAAACAGGTAAGAGTTATTACCTAATTGTAAAATACGGAAAGAGATTATGAACAACTTATATGAAGAAATAGAATATTTACCAGAAGAACTAGATGATGAATATGACTATTATGAAATTGAAGAAGAAAAGGGCAGAGTTTCCTTGTGTACACTGGGAAGTATAAATTGGGGCAGCTTTAAGAATCCACAAGACATGCGCAAGTCATGCAGACTGTTAGTGCGTAGCCTGAGCAATCTGTTGACATACCAAGATTTCTTGAGTATACAAAGCCTGTTGGCCAATAAAGAATTTGAGCCACTGGGTGTGGGTGTTACCAATCTGGCCTACTGGCATGCCAAACGCAGCTTCAAGTATGGCGAACCAGAAGCACTGGCTGAGGTCAAGCGTTGGATGGAACATCAGGCCTATTATTTGACTGAAGCCAGTGTTGAATTGGCTGAAGAACGTGGTGCATGTGAGTTGAGCAGCCAAACGTATTACGGTAAAGGCATCTTTCCCTGGGAGCGCAGAGCACCAGGTGCCAATGAACTCACAGACTTTGCTCCCAGCATGGATTGGGAATCACTCAGAGTCAAGCTGCTCAAGCATGGTATCAGAAATGCTACACTGATGGCAATTGCTCCAGTAGAATCCAGCTCAGTGGTATTGAACAGTACCAATGGTATTGAAATGCCCATGGAACTGATCAGCGTTAAAGAATCAAAAGCTGGTTCATTTGTGCAAGTGGTGCCTGAGTACAAACGATTGAAGAATCGTTATCAGTTGATGTGGGATCAGAGAGATTGCATAGACTACTTGAAGACCTCAGCAGTTTTAGCAGTGTACATTGATCAGAGCATAAGTACTAATACCTTTTACAATCCAGCTTACTTTGAAAACGGCAAGATACCTGCAACACTGATAGCCAAGAACTTGATGTTGGCATACAAATTTGGTTTAAAAACAATGTATTACAGCTTGATTAATAAGTCAGGCAGCAAAGCACAGCTAACCGATGCCAAAGACAATATCATTGAGTTTAAGGTAGAAACACCAGATGATGACGATTTTTGCGAAGCATGCGTCCTCTGATTGAATTACATAATAAGAAAACACTAATGAGCAAAGAACAATATAATATAAGCAAGCAGACCAATTATCTAAAACGCACAATGTTTTTAGATGAGGCAGGTCCAGTTACCGTACAACGATTTGAAGAAGTCAAGTATCCACGTTTAGCCAAGTATGAAGAAACTGCACGTGGATTCTTTTGGGTACCAGAAGAAATCAGCTTGACCAAAGACAAGATGGATCACAAAGATTCAAGTGATGCTATCAAACATATCTTTACCAGCAACCTATTGAGACAAACTGCGCTGGACAGTATACAGGGCAGAGCACCAAGTCAAGTATTCAGTCCAGTTATCAGTATTCCGGAACTGGAAGCACTGGTAAGCAACTGGAGTTTCTTTGAGACAAATATTCACAGTAAATCATACAGCCACATCATACGCAATGTGTACAATGTGCCCAAAGAGGAGTTCAACAAGATACATGATACAACAGAAATAGTAGAGATGGCTGCCAACATTGGCCGCTACTATGAAATATTGCATCAGTTAAATTGCAAGAAAGAAATGGGCGAGCCAGTGGCTGTTCGTGAACACAAGCGAGCAATTTGGATGGCATTGCATGCCAGCTATGCACTGGAAGCACTGCGCTTTATGGTAAGTTTCGCAACAAGCTTGGCTATGGTAGAAAACAGAATCTACATTGGCAATGGCAACATCATCAGTTTGATCCTACAAGACGAACTGCTACACACTGAATGGACCGCGTGGTTGATCAACAATGTCAAGAAAGACGATCCTGTATTTCAGGAATTGGAAAACGAATGCAAGGAAGAAGTATATGCTTTGTATAAAGAAGTAATCAAGGAAGAAAAAGAATGGGCAACCTACCTGTTTAGTAAAGGGGTAGTCATTGGATTGAATGCTGAAATTCTACAAGACTTTGTAGACTGGACCGCATTCAACAGACTGAAGGATATTGGCATTCGCTATATGGACAATCATCCTAAAATTAGTCCTATTCCCTGGTTCAACAAGCACCTGAACATCAACAAGAAACAGTCAGCACTACAAGAGACTGAATCAACCAACTATGTTATTGGTGCCATGTCAGACACGGTGAATTACGACGAATTACCAGAATTATAAAGAGAAAACTTATGACAAAAGCAGTTATTTGGTCACGTTACCATTGCCCTCACTGCGAGCAAGCAAAAGCATTGCTCACTCAACGTGGCATTGAGTTTGAAGAAAAGAAGATAGGCGACGGGTTCACCAAAGAAGATTTATTAGAAGAAATCCCAACAGCCAGAACAGTTCCGCAGATTTATATTGACGGTCAATTGATCGGTGGATTTACGGAACTTAAACAACACTTACAACAGAAAGCTATATGATTAAAGAAAACCAAATTTATGTATTTAAATTGAATTCAGGCGAAGAATTGCTGGCCAAAGTGGTAGCAATTGCAGATGCATACTATACAATAACCAACCCAGTGTCAATTGCACCCAGTCAACAGGGTTTGGGCATGGTTCCCAGCTTGTTCACTGCAGATATGGACAGTGAAATTAGACTAAATACTAGTGCAATAACAGTTAGTGCTATACCAGCTGAAGAAATTCAAGTTAAATATATAGAAGCAACAACTGGTTTAGTAGTTCCCGAAAAGAAGGTTATTTTAGGATAAGATATGCCAAAGTTGAGCAGACAGGGTGATACGAATCAAGCGGGCGGCGCCATACAGCGCGGCGCAGCTACGGTGTTTGCCAACGGCATTGCAGTGGGCTTGCATGTCAGTCCAATCACTGCTCATGCCCCCTGGGAATCTCCTCATTCAACTGCTACAACTTCCAGTGCCAGTCCAAGCGTCTTCTGCGAAGGTGCCCAAGTACTCAGAGTAGGATCCACTAATACATGTGGTCACAGTATAGTAACAGGCAGTGAGGACATTTTCGTACCATGAGTCAACAGGGAAAATTAAGTCCATTGGGAATCAATGTGCTGACCTCACTGTTAAGCAGTCAGGGTTTGGCCATCAACGCCACTGCAGCACAGTACATGGGATCCAGTACTGGTGTATCACAGTATACCAAGGGCTATATAATTTCTTCTACTGTACTAGACAAACTGGTCAGTGCAGTCAGATTGGCCTACACTCAAATAGGCACTACGGTAAGTCAACCAGTATATGACAGCTTGATAGCCCTGGGATCTAGTACAATACCAGCGCTGGGCAACAGCAAGCCCACAGCCTATACGCCCACTTATACAGGCGAAGCCACCAGCTATGGATTCTTGCGCACACTGCCACTACAAGCACACACTGTGTTTAACTATGGGAACAGTTACGCTGCATTTGTAAACAGCTTTATGATGGCACATGGGTTCGCACAACAGAGCAATAAAACCATAGCCAGCTTGATCAATTCCAAAGACTATTTGTCTGGTGTGTACAGCAACATGAATGATTTAATCACTGGTGATGTCACTGGTGTATCAATATCAACTACCTATTGGGGACAGGATCTAATAGCCACTGGCAGAGCAATTGATCTGACTAAAATTGCCACCTTTGGTAATCCACATGATCTACTGGTCACCCTGGCCACTAACAATTCAATAACCAAGGCAGTGAACATAGCATTGGTGGCTGCTGGACTAACCACTACAGAAATAAATCAGTTGGTATCTGGTGCCACAGTGGCCACTGTAGATCAACAGAGAAAGATATACAGTGCGTTCTCCATTGTTATGGGCAATGATCTAAGTGAAGTGGTAATACCACTGAATGTGCAGATACCCATTAGAACGGTGCCCACTGGAGTTGGCCTAGATTCACTGGCTGACTTGTTGAATCCAAGAAAACTATTTCCCACAAGCTACCCATCATTGACTGTACCCAGATATAACACTACTAGTCAGCCTACCAACAGCAAGATTTATTATTTGCTGTATAATAGAGATGGTATAAACTCACAGCTGGCCGAGTTTGGTTACGGCAAGAATCTCATGGGCATCATTCCAGATGATGTAGCCATTGCGTGTGGTGCATTCAGTGCCAGCATGCAACAAATTAAAAACATCGGTTCAATGAACATTGAGAAGTTTGCTCAAGTGGTAACTCATTTAGAACCCACTACTGAATTGCCATTGGTCAACGGAACCGATCTGCCAGTGGCAACTGCCGGTATAGATGCAATACTCAGCACCATAAGTAAGGGCGCAGGCGACAACGGTACATACTCAATGTATGATTTCTTTGGATCAATGACAGGAATTAACTACGCATTGAGTAGTGTGCAGAATCTGATCACTGAACTGCAGACTACTGATTTGGTTAATATTTACAGTGGTATATTGGCAGAAGTAGCTTCACCAACTGCCGCCACAGATGCCAATTTAACTGCACTGATAGCACAGGCTAATGCAGAGATACAATCAATATATAACAACAAACCAGCGCAAGCACAAGTATTAAATGATTCATGGAGAAATATAGGAACACTATTAAGTAACGAAATCGCAGCAAGAACTGAAGCAATACCTGATGCCACTAATGTGTTGTCCAATAACGCAACAATTTATAGTTTTATTGACAACATTAACGGGGTATATGCTGAAGAAACAGAGGGAAAACGGGCAGCAGACGTTTTGGAATCAATCTGTGACTTAACAACAATAGGAGGGCAAAGTATAGTAGCAACAATGCGTGAAACACGAAACGCAAAAAGGTTAGGGTTTGTGGGAGGAGTATTGGACAACGATATTCCAGATGTAATACCCACTGCACCCGTTAATGGATTGGGAATAACACGAGTAACCGGTGCCGCAATTGTACCCGGTAGTTTCGCAGGATCTCCAGAAACTAATCTCATTCCGTCAAATTTAGATATATTTAATATATCGTCAGTTTTATTACCATCAGTAGTCACACCAGAAAATGCCGTTGAACAGGTAATTTTTTGTAATTGTGATTGCTGGGTTGATCTTTGAACATATAACTAACCAGTTATAACCAAAATTCTTGTAATACTACGTCCTATAGTGTATACTATGGGTGAAAGGAAACTTTATGAAATACCTACCTTGGGTAAGTGCCAAAACATTTCTAACAACAGTTGGAATCTTTTTCTTTGGCTTATTCTTACTAGCAAACAGTAACACACTGCTAACTCTTGTACAACCAAAACAACAGTTAGCTGAAATAAAGCCCGTTGCGAAAAGAGTTGATGCAAAACAACTTAAATGTTTAGCAACTAACATATTCTTTGAAGCGGGCAGTGAAAGCGAAGCGGGCAAAGCAGCAGTTGCACGAGTGGTAATGAACCGGGTCAAGCATGGATTTGCCTCTACCCCCTGCTCGGTGATATACCAGACTACCATGGTGTCAAAGCCCAATGAAAACACTGAGGGCACAACCGATACTCGCAGTGTCAAGCTGTGTCAGTTCAGTTGGGTATGTGAGGGTAAAAACTCTCCACATACATCGGATCCCAGATACAAACAAAGTGAGCACATTGCATATCGTGTGTTAGCATTTGATGATTACAAAAACGTGATCCCCAGCACTGTGTTGTTCTTTCATAACCTACTGGTAAGTCCCTCTTGGCCACACAAGCGAGTGATCAAGATTGGCAATCATATCTTTTATGAGAAAACCAGTAAGCACAAACGTGGGCAAAAGAAAGTTATAGTAGCAGACGCTAATTGATAGGTGATAAATGACTAACCAATCCAAAAACAAATCAGGCCCCATATGGGGAACTATAGTAACTGTGATATTAATAATCGGTTGTGTGTTGACGGGACCAATTGTGGGAATATGGGCGCTGAATACCCTGTTTCCGCAATTGATGATTCCATATACGGTGCTCAGTTGGTCAGCATTTATGGCACTGATTGGCATACTGCACATCGCATGTGCCAGCTAGAGCAATGGCTACCCTACTCAGAAGTCCTCTCAGAGGCAAATGGCAGTTGTCCAAGTATGAAGAACGAGCAGAAGCTGATCCCAGTGACACGGTCGCTCATGACATGATTGATTACTATCAGCATGAAAGTGCTCTCAAGCTGGAGAGGGAACAAGATCCTGAATGGCAACAGAATAACCTAGAGTATGATTTGCGTACCAGTGATGCTATTGCTGAAAAATGTAAGAATGACGATTACGCACAACACTTGTACGCTGCCATGTGTAACAATGATTTTATGAAGAATGCAGTTATACCAATACTCACTGAGCAAACGTGGGGATGCAGCTGGAGATATGCTGGCGGTATTGTAGCTGACATACAACAGCAGGGTGATTATATAGATTGGTATTGTTCTGGCATACAGGACGAAAAACCTGAACATCCAGAGTTTGTATCAGAAGGAACAGTAACAGAGGAAATACGACAGGACCTGTTTGACTTGGGTTGGTTAGTGGTTGATGGTAACGATAAATATAAATGATAGGAGAACTACTATGTTAGAAACCATGTTTTATATATTAGTTGGTGCATTCGTTGGTTGGAATTTCCCTCAGCCATTTTGGGCCAAGATCATTGAAGAAAAGATCAAGACAATACTGGCAAAAAAATAACAATACCAGATATGTAATGTAATATGGGAGCCAGTGGCTCCCATATTTTTGTTACTTTACTTTTGCTTCTAGTACTGCTATTTTGTCTTTTAGTTCATTGACAGTGGCCGATAGTTCTTGCATGGCCTTGATCATTGGACTTATAAATTCTTCGTAGCGTAAGCTTTGCTGACTGGTGGCATCGTCTTTGTCAGCCAATGTCCATCCAGCAAAATCTGTGTTACCCACTGCCTCTAGCGCAGACTTTACTTCTTGAGCAATCAGACCCCAGTGAGTTCTTGTACCAGGAATCACTTCAGTAATAATTCTACCTGCAGTAGCATCCTGCGGTACCGCCACACCCTCAGGAATTTCAACACCATCTTTGTCAAGATATGCTTGTCTTATCGTTTTATTCTCACCTGCTATCAGCTTGTATGATACTGGGTGCAGCTTGTTAATAAACTCCAGTCCCAGTGTAGCAGTGGCAATCTCAGTTTTTAATCGTTGGTCAGACCCAACTATAGCAGCGTTTACCAGATACAGGTTATTCCATTTAAGTGCCGCTGACCCCAGATCGTAACTACCGCTAGTAAGTGGCAGCAAATGACCATCAGTGGAAATCTTCATCCTCTCAACAGCTTCTCCTGTGGCACCAGCTGTGCTAAAAAGTATATCAGTTGGAGCACTGGTCGTGGTGAAGTTAGCTGCAGCCTTCATGAGAATGCCAGCAGAATACAAAAATTTAGATGTACCACCAACCCAGCCCTGAGCGGTATATCTAGTCAGTACGTCATTTAGTTGTAGCACTGCAGGCGCAGTAACCGTTCCTCTAGCGTAGTAATTGTTTATTCTAGGCTCGCTGCTGGTTCCACCGTATCCTGAATTATTAACTCCGTACCAGCCATTGACAAACTGTGCGGCCCTTCTGCCAGCGTCCTGATTGCCGTCGGTAAGATTTTCAGTATTTATATACTGGTTATTATATCCAATTGTGCCCTTCTGGTCAGCCAAGGCGTTAATCGCAAAAGCTTTGCCCACGCTGTCAAATATAGTGTTATCCACAATATATCCAATTGCATTTGGTCCTATTTTCAACGCCGCCTCGCTTGTTTTCTGATACAACAAGCAGTCGTCTATTACCACTCTACCACGCTCTACATAGACATGGTTCTTGGTAACAACTGACCAGGAAGTACAACTGATCATTCTGTGAGCGTATCCATATAAAGCATCAATGTGATAACCAATTTCATGGCTGGCATGCTTACAATCAGTTAGTACAGTGGAACTAGCTGCGCCCGTTATATAGAATCCCTTGGTACCCACTCTATAATCAAGCGATGCCTGACTTATATTTGCAGTTGAATTAAAACCAAATGCATCCGAACCGCATGCATAAAATGACATATTGCTTCCCTCTATCTGGAATCCTATCTTATATCCAAATGAGAAACAGTTATTCACTTCACTCCAATCATTGCCTGTTCCATATCTAAATGCAATTCCATTGCGCCATGATTGATTGTATTGCAGCGTGTAATTTATATAAGGCCAAAAATGACAGAATGCGGTTCTACCGATATCGTATACCTGTGAGGTATATATGCCATTGATGTTGTCACCAGTTACGTGCTCAAATACGTATCTTGCACATCCGACACCCAGTATTGCCTGATTAAATCCCACAATGTGACAGTAACCCACGTAACAATCAAAGGCGGTGTTAACCACAGTGCCTACCTTAATTGCAGTACCAGCAAATGCACCAACCACGGTGACTGCATCCGCTTCACTTGTTGGCAGTCTTAGACCTTTTCTAAGAATATACAGACCCTTAACACCACCTGATGTGCTACCCATAGTTTGGCAGATTTTAATGCTATATGCAGAATTAAGTATAATAGTGCTTTTTATTGCGTTGAGATTAACGTCTGTGAATTCTGCAAATCCTTGCGAACCAATTGCAGGAGTAGTATGGAATCCTTTAAGCACTGTTCTGGCTGGAATTATTATGTCCCCACTATTAACTAAACATCTCATGTCCTGTGGAATGATTACTTCACCGCCACCTGCAGCACCCACGGCCGCCAGTGCAGTATTGATCGCCACCGTATCATCCTTCACTCCGTCACCCACTGCTCCGTACGATCTAACATTGATTTCGGTGCTGCTTGTTGCGTTCAGGTGTCCAGTGGCATTTACCGACAAATTGGTCCCCACTTTAACCACGCCCAATACTGAGGTACTGGCTGTTGGCATCGTGGCAGTTATGTTTCCTTTAGCATCAATTCCTATGTTGCTGCTAACATCGCCGGTTAATTTAACCAGCCCTAAGGTGCTGCTGGTGGCTATGGGAATGTTGGCCCAGGATAATGTACTGCCGCTATTTTTTAGATATCCAACAGCGTCGGCGGGTAAAGTAGATCCTCCTCCACTGCCTGCATTGCCACGTGGTATAGTAAAATTAAGAATTGCAGCCGAGCTTGTGCCTGAGTTAGTCACACTGGCTGTGGTTCCAGGTAGTCCTGTAGTGGTGGTACCCACGGTGACAGTGGCAGCAGCAGTCACTGCAGTTTCAATTTGGCCCAAGCTGTTGAACTTGATGGTGCTATTATCAATCTTAACACCACCTAATACTGCAGTGGTTGCTGTTGGTAAGGTATAGCTACCTGCTACATCAACCACTCCGGTACTGGCGTTGATTGATAATCCACTGCCAATTTTGATACCACCCAACACGCTAGAACTAGCTGTTGGTAAGGAATAAGATCCTGCTACAAGTTGACCTGAGCTGTTGATAGTGATAGTACTATTGTCAATTTTAACGCCACCCAGTATACTGGCATTGGCAATTGGTAATGAATATTTGTTTGTTAAATCTGTGTAACTACCTGATGTAGCCACGGCGGCCAATTGGATCCATGAAAGGGATCCTGATCCGTTGTTCTTCAGTACTCCACTGGCATTAGTGGGCAACGTTATTGATGTGTCAGGCCCTCCTCCTATGATAGCCCAATCTTCAGCGCTTAATGTGTCGTCTGCTGGGCATACTCGTAGTGTACCATCTGTTGTATTATACCAAAGCTGTCCCTTTATGGGATTTGCGGGAGGAGTAGAACTGGCAAAATTTTCAAGAAGTTTGATAAAGTTGGTGTTAAGTGCTTCTCCGTATGTGGCCTCTCCTTTGCCCATGAGGGACAATGATGAGCTACTGGTGTTTAGAGTGCTATCCGCTACTGTGGTTAATGTGGTTCCATCGCTTCTGACGATTATATATGGCATGTGGAAATTTCCTGGTTATAAGTATCATCTATTTATCAGGAAATTGTCCAATCGGTCGTTAGGGTTTTAGGCCTCTGTCTATAAAATCACCGTTAGTCCAGTAACCACCCTGAGGTCGCAGACCTGCCCCAAAGAAATTCACTCGGTCGTCGCCACCTGAAATGTCAACCAGGTCGCAAAATGCTTTTTTAAACACGGCTGATTGATAATCTCCCACTGTCCATGCATCGCCAGGTTGCACATAACTCGCCTCTGTTTTCAAGCATCGTTTGGTCCAATATTCTAGACCAGCTGTATCGGGTTTTCTGTTTAACCCAAATACATCAGATAGTGTGGTTTGCCAAGTGTATTGTTTATATTGCAGCCCCAAGTTTGCTTTGCTCAAGTAGAAAAAATTAGCAATATTAATTCCCAGTGCTTTTTCTGCAGCAGATAGTTCATAGTCAATTGCCCAGTTGTCATATGTGTATGCTACTGGGGCTATCTTCAGG